TCAGAGCCATGACGCATCTCCCTCGGCGGGCGTGCCGCCATTGAGCACGGGCAGGGCGGCGGCCTCCATGATCCGCAGATCCCGCATCATCCCCGGCCTGTCCTGCACCCGTTCGATCCGCATCAGGCTTTCCGCCGCGCTGTAATCGAGACCGAGCCAGACGGCATGGCCGCGCGGGCCGAAATGCATCCGCCATTGGGTGGCGAGGGAGAGAAAGAGAACGACGGATGCCCAGTTTTCTTCCATCACTTCGAAATGCCGTTCCTCGCGCGGTGCGGCCTCTTCCTTGACGCTCACGCCGAGCGCGGCGAACTGCGCGCGGACCGCGTCGTCCATCTGCGCCGGAGCGCTCCGGTCGGCGCGGCCGCTCGCGGCATGAGCCCAGACCACGGCCGCGCGTCTCAGTTTCCCGGCAGCATTCCTTGCTGCGACTCCTGCCAGGCGCGATAAAGGCCGATCCGGAACCACGGCATGGCCGCGCAATACGCCTGCAGAGCCGCCGCCGAGAAGGCCACCTCGCCCGGTTTCCCTTCTTCGGACACATCTTTCCAGTTCTTGACGACACGCAGCAGCAGGCCGTCATGAAGCGAGGTGTCGCCCGTCGCCTCTGCGCGGCGGATTTCCGCGTCGAGCTTTCGGGCCTCCTCGCGGTCGAGCGTGTCGAACAGCGCATGGAACGTCTGCCTGTCGTAAGTGCCGGGCGCATCGGCGCTCGGCATGGCGACCGTGACAGGCCACCAGTAGGTCAGCGAGGTTCTTTTCACGAACATGAAGATGTCTCCGTTGAAAGGCCGTTTCAGATACGCCGCCCGGACGAGCGAAGTCCGGAGGGCGGCGGGAAAGATACGCCGCCCGGCCGGGCGAAATCCGGAGGGCGGCGGATATCATTTGAAGGTGATGATGAGCTCGTCATCACCTGTATCCGGCAGGAGCGCGAAAGGCAGCGTCATGTTGCGGATGCCCTGCGTCGCGCCATAGCTCGGGCGGCCGGGCTGCGCCTTCGCCGCCTTGAACTCGACGATGTTGCCCGCCGCCGTGCCGTGGACGATCTCGACGGCGCCGGCGGTGCGGGCTTCCGCGATCGAGAACCAGTTTTTCGCGGCCAGGCTGCCGGCCTCGACGGCGACACTGGCGCTGGCGTTGCGTCCGGTGATCTGGATCGACTCCTCGCCGATCAGGAACCGGCCCTCGACCTGGTTGCCCAGGTCGGCCGTGAAGCTCTCGCCGATCGCATTGGCACCGTGCAGGGTGAAGGTCGGCGTGTTGGCCTTGCTGACGATCAGCGGCATCTTGAACCCGGTCAGCGTCAGCGCGGGCAGCGGCGTGTCGGCGATCGGACCGAGCAGCCCCTGCATCGAAAAGCTGAACACGGGGATCTGACGCGGCGTGAAATCGAGCTGCATAGTGCCGCGCGCGCCGAGCAGCACATGGTTGACGCCGTCCAGATTGAGAAACAGCGTGACGCTTTCGAAATCCTCGCTCACCGGCTCGTACTCGACCTTGGTGGCTTCGGTGATCGTCTCCGCAAGGCCGCAGGCGCGCAGCAGCGGGCCATAGGCAGGCGGCGTGCCCGCCGCCCCCGACCCGGCAAGCTCGATCTTGAACGTCATGGAGCTGTGCACGCCAGCCCAGAGCGTCGATTGCGCGCCCATCCAGGGCAGATAGAGGTTGCGCGGCACGTCCTCGCCCTCGAAAGGCGTGAGAGAAACATCGGTCGCCAGCATTGCATTCGCCGCGCCGTCCGGCGCGGCGCTTGTGCCATAGACCGTTTCGGCTTTCGCCAGCAATGCGAGCTTTCGTTCGAAGCGCTTCGCCATCTTGCCTTACTCCTTCCTGGACGCCGGTGCGGGTGCGGTCTTCGCGGCGGGCGCGGCTTTCGCCGCCGCGGATTGTGCCGGCCGGGTTTCCGTGCGCGACACCAGTACCGTGGTGCCTTCCTTGTCGCGCCTGTAGCTGCCGCCGCGCCGCGGCTGATATTCTTTCGTCACGCTGCATCTCCTTCATAGGTTGCGAGGCCGAAGACCTGCTCGAACCACACGGTGCCTGCATTGGCTTTCTGGATACTCCCGCCGACGAGTTCGATGATGCTGCCGTCAGCGGCCATCGAGGCGGGGCACCAGCCGATGAGCGCGCGCTTGACGGCCTGGCGCAGCGTCTCGATGTCGCCGGCCGCCGCGCCGCCGCGATGATCGGAGAGGTTCTGCGCGATCAGCATCACGCCGATATCGATCTCGACCCGTTGCAAGACGCCGTTCAGGCGCGTGTTCTCGCCGGCCGCTTCCTCGATCACATAGACATAGGCCGCGGGTGTCGCGGGCGGCGTGCCGTTTTTGAGCGCGGCCATGTCGCCCGCGAGCCCGACGATGCGGAACAGGTCGCCGCATTCGCTGCCGATCCGCGCGGCGATGTCGTGAGCGAGGCTCATGCGCCCTCTCCGCTGGCTTCGGCGAGATAGGCCTCGGCGATCGCAACGATTTCCTGACTGTCGGCTTCGTCGATGCCGAGATACGGACGCGCGGGGATCGTGATCGTGTAGGCGGGCACTTCGAAATCCTGTCTGATGTTGCGCTTGGCCTTCGAGCGCTTCCGCGCGAAACGCCAGCGCGAGCCGACACGGCTGCCATCCGCCTTCGTAAAGGCACCTTCCTTGGCGCGGCGGAACATGGCGCTGCCTTGACGCGCCGGATGTTCGATGGTGCCGCCGAGCTGATGGATGGCGGCATATTTCACGCCGCTGCCCCACTCGACGGAGTCCGTCAACGTATTGAACGTGAGTGAGTGCGATAGAAAACCGCGCCGCCGAAGGATGCGCGTATCCGGCGCTTTGCTCGCGAGCGTGCTCTTCGCCAGTTTCTGCCACTTCCGGCCGCCCGGTCCGCTCTCGGCCTCGAAGCGCATGCTGGTGTTCTGCACCATCTGGGCGCCGATGCGTTCGAAGAGCGGTTGCAGATCGCGGCCCGCGGCAATAACGCGCGCCAGCGCCTCTGCGACGGGCTTGTCGTCGATAGCGATCGTGATGCCCGCGCCTGCCATCAGAACCCCTGTCCGCCGATATCGCCGAAGACCGGCGCGCCGCCGGTCGCGGACGGCCCGCCCTCGGAGTGCGTCACGCCGCCCGTTTCCGCGAGGCCGAGCTGCACCACGCCTTTCGACACGGCGGTCAGCCACTTGACGGCATCCTCATAGGCGGTGCGGATCGTCTCGTCGGCCGCCTTGCCGTGCAGGTAAAAACGCGCCATGTCGGCCGCGACCTTGACCAGGCGATGCGGCACCGAGGCGAGCGGCAGGCTGTAGCGGGCGGCGAGATAGCCGTCTATTTCCGCATCGGCGTCGCCGAGCGCCTTGGCGACCGTGCTCTCGTCGATCGTTTCGGGCGGCATGTTGGTCCGGTCGGTGAGCTGCACGAGCTCCTCCTGACCGAAGCGGGCGACAAGATCCTGCAGGCTCGCATAGCTCATGAGCGCCGCGCCTCCTGACCGGCGATGAAATCGACGATGTCGCCCACCGTCTCGAAGCCCTCGGCGGTGGCGTCGCTGATCTCGATACCGAACGCCTCCTCGAGCGCCAGCGCCGCCTCGACGAGGTCGAGACTATCGGCCTCGAGATCGTCGGTCAGATCGTGACCTGCCTGCATTTCCTCCGGATCGAAAGGGCAGCCCGGGATGCAATCGGCGAGGATTTCACGCACCCTGAGAGAAGTATTCGTCATCGCGTCAGCCCTTTCACCGCAAACATGATCGCCGTTTCAAGATGGGTATTGGCGATCGCTCCTTCGCGCCCGCCGATATCGTCGAAGAGCCGCGCCAGTTCCTCGGCCCTGTCCTTGAGGATCGACATGGCGTCGGCCTCGGCCTGGGAAAGCGCGCGATGCGCGGGACGGAAACGGTTCGACATGCATGCCTCTTTCAAAAATGTGCGGGCGGCGGGCTGTACCCCTACGCGGTCGTCCGCGTCCCCATCGGGTGCTGGAAGCCTTGCGAGCCGTGCCAGACCGCCCTCTCTGAAATCCGGTGCCGGGAGCGCCGCGACAATGCGGCGGCGCTCCCGGATGTGCCGCCGGAGCCGAAGCCCGCGGCGGCGATGGCGAAGTCGAACTTGCCCTGCGG